CGGCGGCACCACGCAACAGCTTTGGGGCGGCAATGAGTTTGGATCTAACAAGTACAAGCAATTTCCAATTTGGTCAGGGTCAGGGCCAAAAGGTCGAGGATCTAACGGCTGGTTTATTTATCCAACATTGCGCGCCATTCAGCCTGAAATCATTGCCAAGTGGGAAAATGCTTTTGACAAGATCCTCAAGGAGTTTTAATGGTTGCGCAAAGTAGAACGCTCAAGCTCTCAATACTTGCCGACGTTGACCAACTCAAAAAATCACTTAACAGTGCAAACGCTGACGTAGAAGGATCGAGCAACAAACTTGGCGATTTTAGCAAAAAGGCCGGCCTAGCCTTCGCCGCAGCTGGTGCAGCTGCCGGTGCTTACGCAGTAAAGCTTGCAGTTGACGGCGTCAAAGCTGCAATTGAGGACGAGGCTGCGCAAGTTAGACTTGCGACAGCTTTGCAAAATGCCACAGGTGCAACAAATGAAATGATTGCCTCTGTTGAAAAACAGATACTTAAAACCTCATTGGCTACAGGCGTGGCAGATGACAAGTTGCGCCCAGCTCTTTCAAGGCTCGCACTTTCAACAGGTGACGTTACAAAGGCGCAAGATCTTTTAACGCTTGCCCTAGACATTAGCCAAGCAACCGGCAAAAGCCTTGACGCGGTAGCCAACAGTCTAGGCAAAGCTTATGACGGCAACACAGCCGCGCTTGGCAAATTAGGCATTGGCCTATCAGCTGCAGAATTAAAAACTATGTCATTTACTGACGTGCAGGGCAAGCTTTCAGATCTCTTTGGCGGCGCTGCAGCTGCTAACGCAAATACATTCGCCGGCCGAATGCAAATTCTGAAAGTTACATTTGACGAGGCAAAAGAGTCAGTCGGTGCAAAATTGCTACCAATAATTCAACAGCTAGTTGAGTTTGTAGTCAATAAGGTTGTGCCAGCATTAAGCAAATTTGCCGATTTCTTTAAGCCAATCACTGACGCAATAAAAGACAACAAAGAAGAATTTACGTTGTTTATTGACTTTATTCAAAAATACGTCGTGCCTGTATTAGTCACAGTATTAGGCGGTGCGTTCAAAGTAGTGGGCGAAATCGCTGGCGGCGTAATCAACGTCATTGGCGCTGTCATTGGCGGACTAAACAATTTAATCAACGGCGCTGTAAAAGGTATAAATGCCTTAATTGGGCTTTACAACTCAGTGCCATTTTTGCCTAACGTTTCAAAAATTTCAGCACCAACTCTAAGCGTGCCTACGGTTTCAATTCCAAGCATGACCGCAACGTCGCAAGTGCCAGCTATCAGTGTGCCAACGGTCAGCGGAGGCACAGGATCATCAACTAGCGGCGGCGGCCTTGCCTCAGCTATTGCCGGGGCTTCAATGGCAACGCCTGCAGGCGCAGGGCTTACAAACACAGCCGCACAAAGAGCAACAGCTCAAGCGCAGGAAGCAAGAATGTACGGCGGAATCAACTTGACAGTCAACGGCGCAATTGACGCCGAAGGCACAGCGCGCACAATTGTCAACACACTTAATCAGTCATTTTACCGAGGCACAGGCGGCGCAGGTGCGCTCGCTGGTCTAAGCGGTTGACACAGTGGGCGCCAGTTTGGCGCGTCAAAATTGCCGGCGTGGACGTCACAGACTCTGTCCTTGCCAGCCTCAACATCACGTCCGGCCGAACGAATATCTATGAACAGGCTCAGGCAGGTTATTGCTCAATTACGCTCATTGTGTTTAATCAAACTGCCATTGACTACGAAATCAACGACACCTTGTCAGTCGAGGTGCAGGACACAGCTGCGGTTTATACACCTATCTTTGGCGGCTCAATTGTAGATATCGCTGTAAGCGTCTCAGAGGTCGGCTCAACGGCTTATACGCAAGAGGTGACAATTACTGCCTTAGGCGCTTTGGCAAGGCTTCAAAAGGCTCTTACAAACGGCGTATTGACACAGGATTTTGAGGGCGATCAAATTTACACAATTTTGTCACAAGTACTCTGTGCTCAATGGCAACAAGTGCCGGCGGCTTTGACATGGGCGACTTATGATCCAACTGAAATGTGGGCCAACGCTGGCAACACAGGCCTAGGCGAAATTGACACACCAGGCAATTATGAGCTTGCACAGCGAGCTTCATCACGAACCGTTATCTATGACCTAGTTGCAGCTTTGGCAACGTCAGGCCTTGGATACATCTACGAGGACGCACAAGGCCAAATTGGTTACGCGGACTCAACACACAGGACGACCTATCTTGCAGCCAACGGCTATACAGATCTGACAGCCAATCAGGCGCTAGGTCGAGGCATAACAATAAAAACTAGAGCCGGAGACGTACGCAATGACGTCACAATTAAATATGGGATTAGCAGTGGCAGCCAAGTCAGCGACAGAGACGAAACCTCAATTGGCCTGTATGGAGAATTGGCGCAAATTATTAACACCACGATAAAACATCAGGCTGACGCTGAAAGTCAGGCCGCGTTTTATTTGGCACTTCGAGCGTATCCTCAGCCTAACTTTGACCAAATTACTTACGCGCTGACCAATCCGGAGCTAGACAATGGTGATCGTGACAGCCTCATCAACGTGTTTATGGGTCAGCCAATTGCCTTGAATGACCTGCCGCTAAATATGTCCGCCGGTACATTCCAAGGCTACGTTGAGGGCTTTACATTCCGCGCCAGCTACAACGAATTATCAGTCACTTTGCTTATGTCACCTTTGGCCTATTCGTTGCAGGCTATGCGCTGGAATGACGTGCCAATCACCGAGACATGGGCAAGCGTGTCGCCAATTCTTGAATGGCAATATGCCACAATTGTGTCTTAACTTGAGAGGAAAATAATGGCCAATCCAACTACCAATTTCGGCTGGGTCATGCCGACTTCAACTGATTTAGTCACTGACCTGCCGGCGGATTTTAACGTCTTTGGTCAAGGCGTTGATACTTCGTTGCAATACCTACTTGGCGGCACGACTGGTCAAGTATTGTCAAAAACTTCAAATACAAATATGGCTTTTACGTGGGTCGCTCAAGATGACTCAAATGCAATTCAAAACGCAATCGTGGACGCCAAAGGTGACATTATTGCGGCAACTGCAGCTGACACACCAGCACGTCTAGCAGTAGGAGCAAATGACACAGTTTTGACTGCCGACTCGACAGCCGCAACTGGTCTAAAGTGGGCTACAGCAGCCGCTGGCGGCATGACTCAAATTGCAAGTGGAACGGTAACTGCCGGCACAATGTCAATTAGCAGTATCGTTGGAACATATAACCATCTGCAATTATGGCTTTACAATTTTGACCCAGGGGCTTCAGCTGCAAGCCCTGCATTTCGCGTAAATGATGACACTTCAACAAATTATCCTCTAAGCGATACTGCTCTTTACTATCAGTCAAATGCTGGCAATAATGGTTACTGGGCGTTAAATCTTGATAATGAAGAATCAGAAGCAACGGCACAAATTATTATGAATATTTACAATTACGCTTCAAGTTCTGACAATAAAATTGTTACTTTTAATTCTGCTGGAAAATCTAACGCTGATAACACTAAGGCAACAATTGGTTTTTATTATGGTTCATATAAATCTTCAAGCGCAATTACAAAGATTACAACACCATTTAATAACCAGGGCGGCACTGCAATGTCATTTAATTACAAATTATACGGAGTAAAATAATGAGTAAAGTCTATGAAATAAACGCTGAAACAGGCGAAAGCATTGAACGCGATTTAACTACTGCCGAAAAAGCAGACGCGGCAAAAGCGGCTAAAGACTGGGCAGAAGCAAAAGCTTTGGCAGAAGCTAAAAAGTCAGAAAAAGCAGCTCTTTTGGATCGCCTTGGTATAACTGCAGACGAAGCCAAGCTTTTACTGCAATGACCTATCCACAAGGCACAGCTGCAGCGTTGATAGCAGCTGCGCTTGCGGAAGTTGGCACAATTGAGCAAGGCGATAACCTGACTAAATATGGCAAATTTACAAAAGCCGACGGATTGCCATGGTGCGGCAGTTTTGTAAACTGGTGCGCAAATGAGGCTGGTGTCAAAATTCCAAGCATGGTTGGCACAGCTGCCGGGGCGCAGAAAATGAAAGATCTTGGCCGTTGGAAAGAAGTCCCAATGCTAGGAGATTTGTGCTTTATGGACTTTCCATATGACGGCGTCGATCGGATAAGTCATATTGGAATTGTGGCCAAGGTTGGCTTGAAAAGTGTGCTCTGCATTGAGGGCAACACCTCAGGCACAGGCGACCAGCGCAACGGCGGCATGGTCATGGTCAAAGAGCGATTTTTGGGCAAGGAAATAGTTGGTTTTGCTAGGCCTAAATACGTTGAATATGCAGGAGAATTTCCAATAGTGCAGCTGCAGAAAACGGCTGCCAAGGAGAAAAAGAAATGAAAGAATTGAAGCCAATGTTGGCCAGTTATGCCCGGTCATTTATTGCGGCAAGTCTTGCCGTTTATATGGCAGGCGTCACAGATCCGAAGGCAATTGCCTCAGCTGGTATTGCCGCAATCTTGCCAGTGCTCATGCGCTGGTTAAATCCTGCAGACAAGGTTTATGGTCGCAAGTGATTAGAAAACTGCAAGCGGCAGCGCTGGCGGTTGGCCTATCGCTGGCGTTGTCGTCTTGTAGTTATCAGGGCTATACGCGCTATCCATGCCAAGAATTTGAGAATTGGGAAAAAGATGAGTGTCAGCGACCACAGTGCGAAGCGCAAGGTATCTGCACAGAGGACATACTTGGAGACATTGTTAAGCCACAGCCGAAACAGGCCTAGCTATCAAAAGCGCCTGACGCCGGAAGAAATTAAGGCAAGGCTCATTTTGTTTATTGGCATGACTCTTTCAATCGTTTTCTTAATTGTGACTCTAGGCATTACCTACGCCTTGATATTTGTAACGCAGCCTTTAGCGGCTCAAGCTCCTAACGACGCAGCTTTCATAGACTTGCTCAAAACGCTGGCCATTTTCTTAACCGGATCACTGGGCGGCGTACTCGCTTCCAACGGACTTAAGGATAAACCAAGTAGCGACACGCCCAAAATCACGCCTAATCCTTGACCTTGTCAGTTCTTTGCTTCATTCTTTTATCAGGGAGCGAAGCACAGTAGCTCTCTGAACGGGAGCAAATATGTACACATTAAAGG